CACTTTTAATATTCCAAATCCCAGTTGATGGAAAAGTAAATACACCACTAGATTCTGTTAGACCTGTTCCTATACTTCCACCACCTGCGCTCGAACTACCTTGCGCCCAAGCTGTTATCGTAGCATCACCAGTATGGTCTGCATTTAAATACCATTGGTCTGCAGCAAAAAATGTAGTGTTACCAGTATCTAAAATTGTTCCTGTCGTATCATTTAAAGTTAATGTCCTATCAGAATTTGTATTAGGTGCAGCAATAGTTAATGTGCCTGAACCTGATGCGTTTGGCTGTAGTTTAATTGTTGACATAGTTAAGTTCCTTTAGGATATTTATCCTTGGTAGCTTTGATTGTTTTTTTCCACTCATCAATTCCTTTGTGATAGATTTCATCTAATTGATCTTTGATAGATGGATAAGAATTTTCTCTGTCAATTTTATATTGATCTGGATCTTTCCATTTTTTTACCTTATCCTCATCAATTTCAATTTTGTTTCCTGTTGCATCAAAACATCCAAGCTCATCATTGATATATTTAACTTTTGAATATAATGCGTAAATAGCTTTGTGATTCATGCTTCCACCTCTATCAAAGTAATTGTTGACGCACCTCTTTTTCCAACATTACTGTTTTGATCGTTGACACTTCTGTTAAAAAAACAAGCAACAGTATTATCATTTTTAACAAATAGTTGATAAGTAGTTGAACTCGTTGTTGATGGCGAATCTAGCCAATGCCACCCTATGTGATAAGATTGATTTGCATCTGCCACAAAGCCAAGCCCAATAGAAACTTGTTGTCTTGAACCATCTGCATCTCCAACACCAATAATTGTTGATCCCCGTTTAAAATATGCAGCATAAGTTGTTCCAGAATTTGAGTAAAATAAACTGCACATGACTAAAACTTTATTACTTGCACTTGATGGAGTGATTGCAGCTGAAAAACCAGTAACAGAAACTTCTGATGTATTTGATGTAACACTTGAAGCAGAAGTAATTTGAGTCTGCACAACTTGAACAGCTTTACCAGTTGTAAGTCCTGAAATTGAGCCATCACCATTTATTGTTACTGCCATAATTTATCCTTTATACGATTGTCCATGTTGATCCACTTGGAACAGTTACACTAATTCCAGAGTTGATTGTAATTGGTCCACCAGCTATTGCATTATTACCACTTGTAATTGAATAATTTGCACTTATTGTATTTGCGTGTTCAAACAATCCCTCGCTGACTGTGTTTCCACCCCCACCAATAGCGCCCCATGCTGAACCATTGTAACCTTCAAAACTTGTAGTATCACTATTAAATCTTAAAAAACCAGCAGAAGGACTACCATCTCTAGCCCCTGTTCCACCAACTGGTAAATATGCTGAACCAGTATTTGAAGATTTTTGAACAAGAGTAGTGCCTGGATTGACAGCTATGCCTAGTGTTTCGTTTCCTCCATCAGAGTTTTCAGTTAATGTAATATTAGTTGATGCAACTAACTTACCATTCAAGAATCCAGCAGTTGTATCATTACTAGATACTTTTGATTTTACATCATCACCAGTTTCAACATTTACCCATGCCGAGCCATTATAATATTTTAAAACATTATCAGTTGAGTTGTAAAATAAATCACCCTCATCTAATGAAGATGATGGATCGCTGCTACCAACTCTATAAACACTTGCAAATGAATTTACAGAAGCAATGTTAGTTGCAACTGATGATACATTTGAGATTGAACCAGCAACTGTAGTCACATCAGCTTTGACAGCTTCTATTGCATTTAAATCTGATATAAAATCTGATGTTGCTAACGCATTTATATCTGATATAAAATCAGATGTAGCAACTGTATTAATATCTGTAACAAAATCACTTGTAATAAGACTTGCAATTCCAGCAACACTTGTAACATTAGATGATATACCAGCGACTGTAGTTACATTGCTTGAATTTGATGCAACTGTAGTAATTGCATTTGTTGCTGTTGTTCCATCTTGAATGTCAGCAAGAAGTGCAATGTCAGCAGTAATAGCCGATAACGCAGATACATCTGCTATTTTTGGTCCAGCTTCTGGATTACCTGATGTAGCATTAAATCCTAACACAGTTCCTTTTCTTGTGTCTTTAGCTGGTAATTCCATATCAATGGTAGTGGGATCAGTAACTGGTGCTGTCAATGCTCTTGTAACATCTTCAGCATTTTGCTGAATAAAAATAGTAAGGGAGTCTAATTCTGTATTTAACGTTGAAGCAAATAAATCTCCACCAGTTGTGAAGTCAGATGTTCTTTCAATCGTTCTAGCACCTACAATTGTAATTGTTCCAGCAGTAGGTGTTGCTGTTAGTGTAACACTACCAGTACCATTAGCATTAATGGTTACTGTATAGTTTGTTGTTAAGGATAATTTAGTGGTATTATTGTAAACCTCAATATCTGTCTGGGCTAGAATCTCAAATGTAAACGCATACGGACCAGTTCCACTTGCTGTGAAAACTACCCTTCTTGCTACATTACTAATTGGAACTGCCATAATTTATTTTCCTTTGTTTGTCAAGTTAATTCTAATGGATTTTAAAAAAATATGAAACATTTTATTCAACTATTCTACCTAAATCTAAATCTTTTACTTTATCTCCTCTAAAATATTCTCTATAACCTGTAGTTGGTATTCTTTTTAATCTACTTGAAAATTCTCCAGCTGCAATTAATTTGTCATTGTTTTCAATCTGACTGTAAGTTTCGGGATATTTTGCTGCCCATACAGATTCTAATGCTTTGTTTTTATAATCTGTAACAGTTGATGTTATTACACCAAATCCTTCTTTGTAAAATCCTTTATCGAATTGATCTTGATGATCTTCAATAACTCCTTGAATAGCTGATTTCATATTTTGATCATTAAGTTTTACAATATTCATCATATATAAAAGATCATTGTATTCTCTATCATTTAATTTAATACCACTAACTTTTTTTTGTGGCATAGTAATACTAGCTCGTTTAGAAGAAGTCGCAAGATTGTACAGTTGTTCGGTAACGGGATCAAAGTTTTCAGGTGAAGTCCAGTAAGGGAATATCCAGCTAGTCCAAGAACCACTATATTTTAATTCTTCACCCCAAATATTTCTTTGCATTGCAATCTTATCTGGATTTTCAAAAGCACTTCCTGGCATTTTAGAAATAAATTTTCTATATAAAAAATCAAAATGCCTTAACATTGGTGGTAAACTTGGATCAAATTGAACATCAGGTTTTCCTTCATGATAATTATTAATTTGTCTTAATGCTCCACTAAAGGGCATTGGAATAGGTGTAACACCAGCAACCATGTTTTGACTAATTCCACCCATAAATCTAGTAATGCTTTCTCCAGCTTTATCTGAATTAGGATTCTCTCTAACCTCGTCTAAAACAGAAACTAGATTTGCAAAAGTGTCCATAAAAGGTAATTCACCAACATATTTAAATGGCATCATAGCCAAATAAAGAAGCATATTTGATGTTTCTGCATCATCTGCATTATACATAGCAAGATTTTCAGTCATTGTTGCTGCCATTCCCATAAGACCACCTATTGGCTCTAATCCAGCATAACTAACCCATTTATCTCCAACTTTAATACTAAATGGTTGCCACTTTTTATCTTCCATCAGTTGTTTTCTTAACTTAGGATCAGCTGGTCCAGCACCTGTAATTCTTCCTTCTAAAGCTAAATTTTTGAAATAAAACATCATCATAGAGCCTGTAGCTATTTTACCTAAAGCTATTTGTCTTTTTCTTCCACCAGCAGCAAGATCATCTTTAACTTCTTTTAAAAACACTGCTTGAGGTCCTCTTTTCATAATTTCTTTTTGAATATTAATAACAGTTTTTAGAAATGGAACAAGCACTTTCCCAGCTGGGATATTTTTAAAAGTAGCATCATTTCTCATTCTTTGTATAAATTGACCAATAGTACCTAAATCTGCAACAAATGTTCCTTCTTTTACTTGTTCTTCTAATGTCTGTAAAAGTTTTGCATCAGGACTTGATATTTGTGCATCTAACCCTCTTGCAGCATCATCATATGATCCACCATTTTCTATAACTTGCAATGCTTCTTTATATGATTGTTTTCTTTTTTCCATTTGATAAATTGATGCTTTACCAACTTCATCTCCAAACATTGTCACTCTAAAAGCATAAAGACCAAGATTTCCAAAATAATGTATAATTTTAGCTGTTAAACTATCAGGATTTGCAAATGCTTCTTTTCTCCAAGCAGAGCTTTGTATTCTGTCAGAATCACCAATTTTTCCTGTTCGTTTAGTATATTCACTATAACCAACAAATTCTTGTTTGTTATTTCTTGCAGCTTTCCATCCTTGAGCAAGTGCATGAGGAAATGTAGCCACAAAATTATAAATGTCTAAGATAGATTCTGTAAAATAAACTTTATCTGAAGACTTTGATCCAAACAACCAAGTTATTGGTTTGTCCAAGATTTTACCAGCTGTAGCAGCAGAAGCAGAATCTGCACTTCTAATTATGTTCATAACTAACTGACCAAAAAAATTTCTTTCTAAAGACGCTGGAGATGACATTAAAGATGCTTGATACAATTCTCCATATGATTTTTTAAACCAAGTACCAAACCCTTCAACAAAATATGATTTTTGATGTTGCCCATCTAGCTTATCTATGTATTGAGCAACTTGAACCAACTCTTTTACCCCACCAGATTCTAATATATAATTACTTAATTTTCTTTCATCTAATAATTCATACCCATCTACTGGTATTCTGAATTGTGCTAATGCTCTAGCAGCTTCAGTTTGTAATCCTTTTAATTTAAATTGAATAGCACTATGTCTATGTAAATGAGCTTTAAATTCAACAAGAATTTTGCTATCAATTTTATTTATATTTTTTTCACCAACTCTTGAAAACTCAGCTAATACTTTGTCTTTTAATTTATCTAAATGTTTTGCCGATCTAACTAACAAATGTCTAGAAGCTAATAGTTGTTCTGCATTAAAAGTAGAACCTATACCAGCTTGTAATAAATCCTCTCTTATATTAAGTGTTGCTGCTAATTCTTTAATAGCATTAAAACTTAACTCACCTCTTTTTTGTTGATCAATTTTTTTTTTAAGAAGTTTACTTGTTGCATCTATTCCTTTATTAATAGCATCTGTAGTATCAAATCTTTTAAAATTATAATCAATTCCACTACCAACTTTTTCACCTTTGTACTCATCAAAAAAACCTTCAACATCAACTTCGTCATCTGTTAAATAAACCATATCTTTGGGTTTTTCAGTGCTAGTTGTTTTAAGAATAAATGCATCTAAATCTGCTTGTGTTATTTTTCCATCTTCACCTGTGCCAACAATTTCTTCTAAATTTACTTTTGCTTTTTTTGCATTTTTTTCAACTGCATTATTTTCAAAAGCACTTTGTTTTTTTAAAGTATTAAAAACATTTTGTTTTTCTGTTTTCTTTAATTTTTCGTTTTGTTTAATTAATATTTTTTGTTCATCAGTAAGTTCATCGATAACCTCCAAGTCCTCTTTAGATGCCTTATTATTAAACCAACTACCTTTTGTCGCACGATACATAAGTTGTAATGGAGTGGTAACACCAGCAACCATACGATGATAATTGTCTTCTAAAATAGCATCATTATCATTTTTATTGATTAAAACATTTTCATCGCCTTCTTGTGTATTATCTACAATAGGCTCATTAGTAGATGGTATTTCTCTGTTTAATTCTGGACTTACTATATTTTGCTCATCATTTACAATATCAGCTTCAGATACATCAGTATCAACTTGTTTTATTAAAGATTGCAATCTGTTATCTAATGATCTTTTCATTTAGTATTATCCTCTGTAATATTTTCTTTGTTTTTTTTTGTTAATTTTTCTTTGACAAATTTTGTTCCTTTTGCAACTCCTTTTGCAGCAACACTTGTAACAGGAAATACACTTGCAGCAAGACCTAATACATCAGCTGCTTTTCGTTCTTTTTGTGTCGCAATAAATTTATTAACTTTTTCTTCAGCAGAAGTATCTGCAAATAAATCTTTTATAACCCCATCAGTAAATTTCCGTACTTCTTCTACATTAGGGAATTGATCCATAGCATTTATAAGTGATGCACTATTCATTAAAGGAATACCACCTAGTTCAAAAACTGACTCTCCTATCTGTGTGAGGTCTTGATCGCTTAATTCTATTTCTTTTCCAGGATTTTTTTTTGTCCAATCTGACAGCGATCTAAGCATATCTCCTAATTCACCAGGCTCTCCAAGTAAATAATCAAAAGATGATTTTCCTATTTGCATAACATTTTCTACAGTAGCTTTTCCAGCATCAATTAAAAAGTTTTTTATTCCTTCTTTTGATAATCCATATGCACCAACAGGCACAGCACCACCCATAGCAAACGATGATCCAACTGGTTGGTCAAATCCATACTCTTGTTTTTCATCATCAGTAAATTCTATTTCACCAGCAAATATTAAACTTCCATCATCATTTTTTAAAAATGACAAATACTTACCATCAACTTCTTTTATTTCAAAATCTTCTTTATTAGTTTTTGCTTCATCTAAATAAAAATCTCTAATATCATTATTACTAATGTTATTAGAAAATTCGTAAGCATCTTCTATAGAATTTATACCTTTAGCCATAATAAATTTTTATATTATTAATTTTCAAAATCATTTAAAGAACTCATTTTTTCTCTATAAGATTTTAATTCATTTCGTATTTCATTATATCGTGTTATATATTTTTGTTTTAAATCAGCGTCTACATTTTTAAAATTTTTATATCGACTTTCTAATTCAGAAAAAAAAGTTTTTGGATTATTATTCTCAATGTATTCTTGATTAATATTTGAAATAAATGTATCTGTATCACTTGGTGGGATTCTTAATCTATTTCTTATTAAACCAGACAAAACTTCAATTTTTCCATTTATAATTCTACTAAAAATTAATTCTTGATTATTTCGTAATTCGCCTAATATTTTATCTGCTAAATCTTGTTTATCAAAGTTTGGCATATTTTTACCATTTTCTTTTTTATAATTTAAAACTTCTTGTGTAAACTGTAATGTTGCTTTTTTTATAATTTGCAACTCATCTTGGGTTGTAATTTTAGCAACAATTTCAGGAGATAATCCTTCAAAAATTACTCCTGTTAATCTTTTTAAATTACGATCAAATTCTTTAGCAACCCTGTCTTTATCATAAAAAGCATCACTAAGACCTTTATGATATTCTTGTGGAACAGTATTTAATTTTGCATAAAATTCATCTTCATCTAAAGCATTAGACATTACAAGGTTATACAAATCTCCATACACTTTTGGATCATATGGAACATCTTCTTGAAGAAAGTTATCAACATATTTTAATTGTTCAAAGCTTAATGGATTTTGTTTTATTTGTTCTATAATTTTCTCAGCTTTTTCTTTTTCTTCAGGTATTACACTTCCATTAAAATCTCTTAAACCTATGTTTTGCAGTTGAACTAATAAATTCGATACATTATGTTTGTGATCTTTTTCTACTTGAGCTTGTGCAGTAGCTCTATCTTGAAAGTGTTCTGCCACATTTGTTTTGATACTTTCTTTTGTTTCATCATCTAAAGTTTTCCAATGTTTAGAGAAAGCACCAACTTCTCCTTTATTTATTTTGTAAAGAGCTTCAGTTGCATTATCTGTTACTTTATAAACAATGTGATCGACTATAGCATTAGAAATAATATTATCAAAATTATTCATTGCGTCTTCTATACGAGTGTTAATTTTGCCATCTGAATATAAATTAAATCTATCTGCTTGTCCTATTAATGTTCTTTTACTGTCATCAATAATTCTCTGTACTAAAGATATTTTTTCTGTAACTTCATTTAAGTCTTGATCTACAGTAAAAGAATTTAAAATAGCCATAGCATTTGCATCAACTTCACTTTCATTTTTTGGTAATTTAATTAGTAAAAACTCATTACTAGCAGTTCTAATTGTATTGTCGGCATTTCTAGCTTTTAATTCTGATATTCTAGGAATATAATTTGCAATAATACCTTGAGAAAGCGAAGCAGTTTTACCAGACCTAAGCTCTGCTTCAACAAGAGGACCTAGTTGAAAATTCATTAAATTAAATAAATCATCTATTTCTTTATTACTAACAAGTTTGTTAGTTTGTAATTTTTGTTCTATTTTAAAAAATGCTGATTCTATATGTTCTTTAACAACAGGTAATAAAGTGTTAGCTTCATATTCAGCATTTAATTTAAGTTCTTCTTTTTGTTTTCCAACAGCAGCAGTTGTAACTTCTGTAGCAAAACCAACTAAAGCATCTAATGATTTTGTAAGAGCATCAGTAGTTCTTATGCTTTCTTCTGTTCCAACTGGTGATATTGTTGGAACTTGTGATGAAATAATATTTCTTCTATATCTTAAATTTTCTGCCATATTTATCCTACAGCTGAAGCCAATCCAACAGGCATTGATGAAGGTGTTGATGCTGATGATAATTGACCTAACTGACCATAAGTAAATGCACCTGTAGTAAGTGCTGTTGATGCGTTTAACCACCCTTGTCTTGTAGCTTCTTTCGATGCTTGAACATATTGTAATGACTGTGCTGCACCAGCATTATTAATAGCTTTTAAATTATTTAAAGAATTTTGATAATCTTGTCCATATTTAGTATTATTTACAGCTTGAACTAAATTAGCAGAACCAGAGAAACCAGAAACACCTCCAGCAAAAGATCGAGCTACAATAGCAGCATTTACTCTGCGTACTTCTTCAAGAGCTTGATTAGCTCTTTCTCGCTCTCTTAAACCTTCTCTAGTTGCTTTAAGCCTTTCCATCTCAGCTTGAAGCTCATAAGATTTTCTTTTAGTTCGACCTTGTTTTACAGAACCTAAAACACCCATGACTGTTGAAGCTGCTGAAAAAACTTGTGCAACCTTAAATATTGTTGGTGCTGCTGTTGTTATCGCTGGTATTACTGCTGCCATATTATGTTCCTTGATGTGTTGCTACTTTATACTCCATACCAAGAAGTGTTAGCTTCAATGGTACATCCTGTTCAATGGTTATTTTACCTTCATCAGTATAACCAAGTATTCCATGTAAAGTTTTAGTGCCTGTAAATGTAGGTACAGATTCATCTAATATATCTGAGCCTAAAGCTCTAAATGGAATATTTGTTCCATTAATCTTCATATGTTGTGAGTTTAACACCAAAGCATTAACCTCTACTATTCTTTTCTTAAATCCTAACCTTGTTCCTACTCCTAATCTTAACTCTACTGGCATAGTAACTGCTTTAGTAGTAAATGGTAATCCAACTTGAAATGATGTAGTAGATGCTCTAGTAAATGTAACTGTGTTACTTGCTACAGCTTGTTGTGCTTGAACTGCACCATCTAAGATAATATCTACTGTAGCTGTATCTAAATGTGCTACAGTTGCAGATGAAGCTGCTGTACCAGTAGATGCACTATCAACTAACATATCATCATCAAAATACTCTAAGAAATAATAATCAGTAGAATCAATCGTTCTTTTTACCACAGTATATATGGTTGTTATATCAACTCCAACATCTAAATAACTACCATCTGTATTCCATTCTGATGGTGCTATAACATTTTGTGATCTAAGCAATGAATAAACTGCCATTGTTCCATCATCTGCATTTGTAATAAGTAACAAATCATTTTCATCTGTGGCAACAGATTTCCTTAATGCTATGTTTGTAGGTGTTTTAAGTAAATGTCCATTAAGTAAACTAACTTTAGTAGTTATGTATGATAATGAAGTATCAGTAAAAGCAAACTCACTTAATGATTTGCCTTGTCTTTGTAAAAACAAAGTTCCTGTTTCTAACTGTTGCACTCGTACATTTTCTTTTGCACCATTACGAGTTGCAGTTCTTATAAAGAAGTTCAGTGGGGTGATAGGATCAAGACCTTGTTGTGGCACATAGAACTCACCACCAGTAGTAAAAATTTGTAAATCACGACCACTTGTAATATCAACAATACTATTAAAAGTAGATGTATCAAGAGTAGCTTCAAGTGCATCATCATCTAATCCTTCTTCTGGATCAAAGTCAAAGAACAATCCTACTTTACTACCAAAGACTGTGGATGGTCGTGACTTCACACCACCAAAAAACAATCTACCCTCATGGAATGTTACTGTTCTAGGATATCCTCTTGTGGCACTCCATACAGCTTCATAGCCAGTTTCTAACTCCCAACTACCACTTGCTATAGCACTTGTATTAAAAAATGGAAATTCTGTAATAACATTAACTACAGTTGAACTTACATGTTGCACGATCTTTGCTCTACCTTGTGGAGAAGCGTTTATATACTGACCAACATGAGATGCACTAAATACACCACTACTAGCAGTAATGGTTACATTACCAGCTACAGCACTAGGTGTAATAGTTCCAGCTGGATTACTTGCTGCTGGTACATAATTATATTTAGGAACTGAGTCAAAAGTTATAGCAGATGCAGTCCAGTTACTATCTCCAGCACCTCTTACTATTTTTATTGGTGCTACATCTTCTTCTACAACTATAAGTGTATCAGCACTTTGTACCCAGCACATCTTTTCAACGACAGCACCAGTTAATCCTAATGAACTAGTATCTAAATAATCATTACCACTACCATTAATATCTGTAATAACAGCTTTGTTTTTTACTACTGTCATTCTATTGTGAGTAAATACTAACATATAAGAATCACTTGTGGAAAATTCAAATGAAACTAATCTACTTCCATTAGCTGTTGAATCTGAGCCAGAGTTAGGTAAAGATGTTAAATACTTTGAGCCAGGTCTACGATGAATACCACCTTGTGGTTGTACCACAAAATTATTACATTCTTCTAGTGCATTGGTGTATGCTTGTAAATCTACTCTTGCACGAAGAAGTGGATCAAGTTCACCTGTAGAAAAGTTTGTTTGTAAACTTACAAATCTTGCCATTAATTACGAACCTCAATTAGCGAGTAATCATCAATATAGTTATTAGGTTGCGTTTGTCCATCAATACTAATAGCTGTTCTAAAGTATCCACCTCTACCATTCTCACCTGGTGTTCCTACAGCTACTGACTGCCAGTATGCAGCTTTATCAGTTTGATCTGTAATAGGTAAAGATAAATGCCATGCCATGTAATATTTTAAAAACTGTACAAAGTAAGTAGGCATTTCAAATGGTTCAACATCATATTGATAGTCAACATAGACAGTTGTTTCATTGGTCAACAACTTGTCTTGTAAAATTCTATAAGCATTAATTGGTCGTTGACCAGCTGTATTTGATATAAATACTTGCCTTGGTGGACCAATGCGATCACTTGGTAATTGATATTCGTATGTATATTCTGTAGTAGGGGTAGTAGCTAGTCTTGCAACCTGAACTTTCTTAAAGCTAAATGTCCAAGGATATTGCATAAGAGATTGTTTCTTTATATCTTCAAACAATGAAGCACAAATATTTGCTGAATCAGTTCCTTCTGTAAATGAGCTGATTGACTTTGCACCAATCATTAATAATGCGTCTGAACAAATTCCTAGTGCTGTATCTCCACTTGCCATACTTTCCCTTTATAAAGACAAAAGGGTAGCCCTAAGACTACCCTTGAGTTTGATTAATAGATGAAAATTAATCTGAGTCAGTTGCTGTAATTGTAAGACCATCTGTTACATCAACGACACCTGAAGCATTACTTGCAACATATACCCAGCTTAATGCTTGAGTACCACCAGTTGAAGTTCTGCATAAAATTACATCACCAACTTCTAATGTATCTGAAAGAGTATTGAAGTAGCCAGATGTATTGACATCGCCAATAGCATCAGTTGTGCTGTAACCATAAAGGGATACTGCATTTCCACTCTTTGATGCACCATAAGTAGTGAATCCTGTTTTGTCAAAAGCCATTCTATATCTCCTTATTCTCTAGCTGTTATTTTAACAATACCTTCGTCATCGATAGCTACTGAACCAGCAGAGAAAACTGAGTTGACTAAGAAAGAAGTTTTCTCAGCAACATAGTTAATCTCAGTTCTAGCTGCAATACCTTCACCATAACCGACTGCATCTTTGTGAAAAGCAAAAAGACTTCTGTCGCTTGAACCATCAATCGCTAATCCACCTTCTGATCTATCTCCCAACACATGGAAAGTAAATCCTAAGAATGTGTTTATCTCACCAGCAACTAATGCACGAACTGTATTAAAGTCTGCACTTGTTACACTAGTTTCTGATAATAAAGAAGCTAAAGAATTAGCATGAATAATCATGTGTCTATCTGTTGGTGGAACATTGTTTGTATCCAACAACTTCTTTGCTTCTCTTAACTTAGCAACATTTAGATTAGTGTTTGATCCACCAATACTGTTAGCTACAGTTAATGAAGTTGATGAAGCAGTTAGTGCGTCTAGTATAAGTTGATCTTGTCGTCTGCTAATAGCATTAGATACAACTTGAACTAATTCCTGTCTTTCATCAAAATTAACTTTTGCTTGATTAAAAATATCTGAATACTCAGCAGCATTGTAATCGGACAATGTGCAAGTAATTTGTGAAAATGAAACATTAAGTGGTGTTACATCTGATTGAGGAACTCTCAACTGAGCCACACCTTTCCCAATCTTTGGGAACTTAACTGTTGAACCTTCGACTCCTCGTCTTTGACGAACTGCACCAACAAGCTGTGCTTTACCTTGGTATGCTTGTTTTACTTCAGCATCAAAGAGAGTAACGAAAGCATTAGATAATGAAACTGCCATAATATACTCCTAATAAAAAAAATAAAGTAAAGTTTTTTTCGTTGGAATAAGCCAAAATGATTTGGGTTCTAACTTGCTATTTACGATAGCCAGTCGCAGTCTTACTGAGTCAAGGGTTGATATAAAATCAATATGCCTTAGTTTTCTTCTAATGGTTTTTTTAATAAAATGCAACAAAAAAAAGGGAGTCCGTAGACTCCCAACCTTCCTGGGGGAAAGTGAATTTATCCAAACACTTGCTGGAACATTCTCTCAACTTTATTTCTGTAAGCTGGATTGTCTTTATATTCCTTGCTACCAACCATTTGATAAAGTTCTTCCTTAGAAGGCATACCATCAACAGGTTGAGAGTTTATAGGAATCTTTGTTCCTTCAAATGCTTCTCTTAGTTTCGTTATAGCTTTGATTCCTTTTGCTGTGCCACCCATAACTTTAAATTCTTCAAAGTCATCTGGACCCCAAACACCTTTTCTAACTAAACTATTAGCCCAGTCAACTGTGTTTTTAATTATCTGGTCAGCATTAGGACCAAGAGCTTTCTTTTCTGCTTCTAATGATTGTTGTTCGTATTGCACTTGCTCACCTTGCATACCAACAACTTTTCCTACTAAATCATCAAATGCACCTTGACTAATCCCATATTCTTTTGCCCATGACATAACATGAGATTTAACAGGATCATCATCAGGTATACTGCCAAATACTTCAGTATTGTATTTACCATCTTTAGGTGCTTTGTGACTTCCTTGTGAGATTTGTTTCCTTAAATCCATCCAAGACTTAGATAACTTTTCAATCTCTGGTTCACTTGTTTCACTATTCCAGAAGTTCTCAGGATACCAATCAGGTCTTTCTAAGGGTTCGTCGTCCTCTTCTTCGATTACTTCCTTGTGGTCGATCTCTGCTGCTTGGGGGTTTGCCTGGTTCTCATCTTCTTCTTGCGAAATGGTCGCTGAATCCAATAAGCCAGATTCTTCCTGAGTTTCTTGAGAAACTTCACTACTGGGTTGGTTTTCATTTGTCTCCATTATAATTTTCTCGCTTTCGCTATTCTATTAAAAATATCTCTAACCACACTATTTTGTCCTTCTCTATAATACGCATGACTAGAGTCCGATCCAGGAATCGCAACAGGTTGATCTAAATAAACTTGCTTAAGCCAGTTAAGTAGTTTCATCCCATCTTCATCCTTGAATACTCTAAGCACCAATCTATTATGGTCATCTATAATTTGTTGATTATCTTTTATTTCTTTATTCTTTGGTTGTTCTAAATCTTCCCACCCAGACATTTACACTCCTTTAGCTACTGCTTGTTGTACTACTTGTTGTGCAGCTTCAGGATTTTGTTGTGCTGCCATCTGAGCCATCTGTGCTGCTTCTTGCATACGAATAGCTCTTTCTTGAGGTGATAGTATTAACTTTGCTGGTACATTTAATTTGTCAGCTACATAGTCTAACATCTCTCCTACCTTAACCATCATCTGACCTTCAGGTCCAGCACCTTGCGCAATCTGAGCAAACTGTAGAATGCCATTTACTTCTTCCATACTTTGAGCTTGAGCAAGTGGTGCTACTGGACTGATCTTTACTTCTAGTCCATTTACTTTTAGTGGTAAGTCAATCAATCCTCTATCATCCATAACTTGCAATATTTTTGCTGTAAGTGGGATCATAGTTTCATTTATCAATCTACCAAATGCAGAACCAAGATTCTGTGATAATTCTTTCATTCTCTCAACAATCTCTGTTGCTGAACGAGCTGACATATTGTCTGGTGGTAATGACTCATCAAGTAATACTCTCTTGATGTTCATTCTTAAATCATTAATAACAATCTGAGATACATTAAAATCACCAGCTCTTGGCAATGGTCTTAATGATTCTCCTTGTGGTCCACCATTTCTTGCTACAGGAATAATAGCACCAGGTACAATCTTTAATGTGGCTGGATTCAATACTCCATCATCTGCTGCTGTATATACTCCAGCAATAGCAAGAGATGCGTTCTTAAGTAATAGCTCTAATGTTTTATTTAATGTTTTGATATCTGCAATAGCAGTAACAAGTGGTCCTCTACCATATATCTCACCTGATACTTTCATGTATCGAGATACAATCCAAGGAGTATACTTCATGCGTCTGTATACTAATTCAGACTTGCTATCCTTGTGTATGACATGGTAACAGTAATCACCTCTTTTAACATCAAATATAGTAGCTTCAATTAAATCCACATCTTCTGTTGGTTTCTCATCTATCTTTCTTTGTAGCTTCTCATCTATCTTTGCATCTTTCCATTGTTGCTGGATAGCTTCACCCTTCATTCTCATTCTTCGATAGACATTATCTACCTGACCATTAGCACCTTCTTCAAAAGAAACGAGGAACTGTGGAACAGGAATAAAGTTTATAGGAGAGTTATCATCTCCTGGTTGAATCATGAGCACAGCTGTACCAACTGCAAGATCAAGTAAAAACTCACCCATAGCAATATCAAAGTTTGTTTGCTTGAGTGTTGAAAACATTTTCTCTGTGTAAACATCAAGTGCTGCTTGAGCTTCTGATCTTCTTTCCAATGGGATATCTGGACCTGGCTCTAACCTACACCACTTTCTTTGTGGTGGAAATATACCAGATTGTAGACGATTGGCAAATCGTTGCGTTGAGTTAATAGCAGTAGAATCAAACACTCTAGCCATCTTCTTACTACCACCTACTTTACCTTCATAGTAACCATCATATAAGTTTCTTTGGGGTAAGGCGAACTCATAACAATCTTCATATAAATCTCTAAAATCTTCTTTACGACTTAAAGCTATGTCATGTCTTTTTAATACTTGTTCTGGTGTTAATCTCATCATCTCTGCCATAATTATGCTGCCTTCTGTGCTTTGTATTGTGCTAATAAACCTCTACCTTTTCTTGCTAATCTAAGTGCTGCTGCTCTTGTTTGTGGAACTGGCTCACCCCAATTATCTGCCGACTTAGCTAATCTAGTTGATTCTCCTTTTGGATTCTTCATTGGACCAGAGGGATTAGAAAAAGCTCTAACTAAATACATTCCTTTTCTTTTTTTCTTTTCAGGTGTATTTGTTTTACCTTTAACTCCTGGTTTTAAATTCATTCCTTGAGCATTATAAAACTTTATACCTTTTGCTGATAATCCACCAGATTCTTTTTTATGTTCTTTTCTCATTAACGATACCTACTTGTTTTCTTTACTATACTCTTGGGTTGTTTTACAAACTGTTTCCCAGCTTTCATACCTTTGCGTTTAGCAGCTGTAGTACGAGCATATTCAGAACTAGACATAGCTTTTATGGCAGCTGATGGTAGATATCTTTCACCAGTTGCTTTTGGACCTTGCGTTGATGGTTTACCAGATTTAGTTCGCCATTTCTGCTTAGTCCAATCAACTAAACTTTTTTGACTTGCCTTCATGCTGTATATCCACCACCCCTAGCTTTATAAGTCTTAGCCAACATCTGAGCTTTACGAGCTGACCATTGACCAGGTTTGCCACCCTTGCCACCAGCTTTGATTTGATTAAATATAGCTTTACGCATTTTAGGATTGGTATAATTACCAGCTTTATTAACAGTAGACTTTGTCACTATGCTTTTTTGCGTGGTTTCTTCATAGCATTACGAAACGCATCATTCATTGTTTTCTTTTTTTTCTTTGGGCGACCTACTTTGTCACCATATGTTCCTGGACCTTGAGGCATAATATTCTCCTATACTTGTTGTGTGTCACCACCGAGTTTTTGTTGCATACCTTCATCTTGTGCTGTACCCATTCTTGCTTTTGATAAAAGAATCCGATATCCACCCTTGCGTCTAGCTTTTGCTTCTGCTGATGCCATTTTTGCATCTTCCATAGCTTTTGCATCAAGTTCTTTTTTTTGTTGAGCTAATCTTTCTTCTTCTTTCCTGTTAGCTTCTTCTTGTTTTTTTATTGCATCTGAATTATCTACAACTGGCGATCCACCACCACCAAAAATAGCACCCATAATTATTTCCTCATCATGTAATAGTTAGCTTTGTCTGGACCATATCTTCTCAATATTCCTTCTTCAGTAAAGCCAAGAAATCTTGCCCAAGATACTGCCCTCTTATCTCGGATTCTAACTGTTATTTGTAAACGATGCAATGCAAGGGATATCGGAACTATATCAATAAATCGCTTTGAGTATTTTGTAAGGATGTAAGGTTTATTTTTTATCTTATCATCTGCAATCATCCATGCTTCAGCTACCCCATTCCATATCGGAACGATACCAAAAGACATTACAGCTTTAAAATCCAAAAAAACAGTTGCACTAAAACCAGCTTTACTTTGAGCTTCTAACTTAGCACCAACATCCATATATTTTTCTTGAGAAACAAGATCAGACTGAGATATGTTCATCGCATCGTAATGAACTCTATTAAATGGCATAAAAAATACACCATTAGGTTTTTTCTTATTTAATTCATCAAAGAGATGTGAATACATCAAAGTCTGTATTTGCTACAGTCTGAGCAATAAAAGTATTCTTATTTAATCCTGATCGTGTCATGCGTTTATGTTCCCCTCCACCAAGTAATAAGTAACCAAAAGCATCACCAATGTGTGAGTGTTCATTCTTGTTAGGGGAGTCTTTGAATCGTTCTTGACCAGCACCTATAGCGAGTCGTTTGAAATGATAGCCACCAGCAAGTGATTTGCGAAGAAGTTTACATTCTCTTGAGATAATTAAACCTGGTTTACCTTCCACCAATCGTAACATTGGTGCAGCAGCTGCTTCTCGTCTAACCATAAATTTGTTAGAGTGAGTAGGTTGTGCATTTAAACCTAGAGTTTTTAAATGGTCAAATGCTGTTACTTCATAGATAGCATCTCTAGCTAAACCAGCTGGATCACCCCATACCATCAATTGAGCTTTAGGGAACTTGCCATTTAACTCAGCTAATAATTGATTGCCAAATCTTTCCAATCCCATGTCAAAGGTTACTATCTCGTGTAAAACAATCCACCTACCATTGTTGAGTCTTTGCCCAATTACAGCTGCTGGTGTCAATCCGAAGTCTAGTCCTATTTGAATTGGAAGGTTAGGATCGTACTCTACATCTCCTGACATTAACATATCATCGTACTCATGCCAAACAGGTTTACCTTCTTGCACATAAGTATATTTACCTTCTGCGTAGCATCGTACCCAATCTAGGTTCTTTCCACCTAACATTTGCATATAGTAGCCAGACGGTAAGTTGTTGATATTTTCAGCAAGGGGGTTCAGCTTCCACCACCTCCCACTAGCAAAGATATGATCGTTTGCTTCTGGGTTGTCTGGTAAGACATCTGGTGGCACTTCAACAACTCCACCTGGTTGTTCGAAAAACTTCCATCCAAATTTTCCTGTTAGCTTTTCTTTCTTAGCTAACCTAAACCACCAATGATCATCATCCATTGGGTTAGTATCCATCCATATTCCATACCATGTAGGACCACCATCTCTTTTAGTTGGGTATCTTCCAACACGATGCGTTAGTCCATCAATTACAGCTTTAGGCAACTCTCTTGCTTCATTTACCCACGCACCTGTGAGCTCAAGTGATAAGAGTTTTCTAACATCTTTGGGCTGGTCCAATGCTAAGAATATAACCTCGCAGTCTATTCCATGGGCATCACCTCTGCTTGGTAGGCGAATGTGATGTGAGATAGGTGGTGTCCAATGCATCGGACCAAAAACGTTTTCAGGAAATATTTCTTGCCATGTCTTAATGGTCGTTGTTTTTAATTCAGGATATGAGTTTCTAACTATTACAAAACGAGAATACTTAATACCATCAATAGGAGAAGGTTTTTGTCTGACAGCTCTCATCATTATCTCAGCTGCACACGCATAGGATTTACCACTACCTACTGGTCCTACCACTCCTCGTACAAAGTTATTTGATCGAAGAAACTTCCAGATAACAGGGGAAGAAGAAAAGTCTAGGTCTAATCCACCTATATTACCAGGTGCAGTTTTTTC